TATATAATAATTTGTATTTTTCAAGTTTATTTTTATAATTATCTTGATTTGAGTTCGGGACAGTTTTACTAAAATATGTGCTGATTATGAAAGACTAAAATGTGATAAAGATGATAAAGAATAATACCTAAAATTTAAACTATGGCTTGGGCTTCACCTGAATATGAAAATAAGCTTTTAGATGAATTAACATCAAGAGTTATAAGAGAAGTAGACATAAAACAAGCAGAATGACAAAAGAAAAAAGACTTGATTAAAAAACAAGTCCTTTTGTGTTATACTGACCCCTGCTATTTTATAGAAAACTTTTTATATACTGATAAAAACCCTTGATTTTTTAGTGAACAAATACAAACACTAGTCCCTTTTCTTTTGTTTGATTTTCAAGCAGAATCTATTTATAAATTACTTGAAGCAGTAGAAAAATGAGATAGAGTATTTTTAGAGAAAAGTCGCCAAATGTGAATAAGTTGGATTATTTGTGCTTTTGCTCTTTGGTGATTTCTTTTTAGAGACTGGAAAATATTATTTTTATCACAAAAAGAAGATTATGTAGATAAGATTTGAGATATGCAGTCTCTTTTTCAGAAAATAAGATTTATGACTTCATACTTACCTAAACGGATACTTCCTACTTGATTTTCAATCAATGAACATATGCCTAGACTTAGAATATATAAACCAAAAGGTTATGGAACTTGAAGTATAGTTTGAGAAAGTGCTAATAATAATGCTTGAACTGGTTGAACTTATAAGTTTGTATTTGGTGATGAGTTTTCTAAAATAGAGAATGCAAGAAGTTTAAATACTTCATTACAGGCTACTACTTGATGTATTATTTATAATTGAACTCCTTATTGAAAAATGAATGAGTTCTATAGAATGAGATGTTTAGCTGTTGAATGAAAAATGATGCATATTCGTTTACATTGGTCTTTAAATCCTTTCTATACTAAAGAATGGTATGAATGGAGGACTAAAGCAATGATGCCCGAACAAATAGCACAAGAATTAGAAATAAACTATGATGCTTCTGTTACTGGTAGAGTTTACCCTAGATTTGCAAATATACCTGCTTGAGATTGTAAATTCTGAGATTATAATTATGATCCTTATTTACTTACCTACTGCAGTTTAGATCATAGTCACGGGGGTAACGATCCATTTGCAATCATTATTTCACAAATAACAAGTAATTGAAAAATAAGAATTATAGACAGTTTACAATTACCTTCATATACAACAATAGATGAATGTGCTAGTTTACTTGCTAAGCAACCAGTATGAAAGTTTGATAATGAAGCTTTAAACTTCTTAGAGAGATATAAGGAATATAAATCTCCTATATTTATTTGAGACCCATATGATACAGCACAAAAATGGAATGATACCAGTATTTTAAAAATATTTAGAAATCGGGGAATTAATTTAAATGTTCCTGAGAGAAATAAGACAATCGAAGAAAGGATAAGAATATGTCAATTAAATATGTGAAGAATAGAAGTAAATGTAAATACTGAAAATGCAAGAAGTTTAAACTGGTGATTTACATCAGCCATACAAAATGCAAGATATTCTGAAAGACTAGAAACTAGTCAATCAACTAGCATTAATAATAAACCTATTCACGACTCTACTAGCCATATGAGAACAAGTTGGGAATACCTTATTAACTTCATAGTAGAACAAGAAGAGAGTCAATGAATAGTTTGATGAGTTAGACAAAGATGAATGGAAAAACAATTAGTGGAGAGATGAAATATGATTACTTGAGAAATAGAATATATTTGGGAATAATTAAACATATTTCCAAATATATCATCCTGTTGTTTTTCTTTTTCATTTACACACTTTACATATATTAGGACGATATATCTTTAATTCTCTTTGTATATCATTTATACAATTCCAAGTTTTTATAAAAATTCAATCTATTTCATATTGATTAATTTTTTTCATTAGAGATTTTCTATTACATATTCTTCATTTTTGCATCATATCATTGGTATTATCTTGGGCTGTTCATATAAATAAATGTTCTGGATTTATACAAGATGGATTATCGCATTTATGTAATACATGTAAATTTAAAATACTTCATTTAAAATAAGTATAAGAAAATCTATGAGCTCAATAAATTTTATAATTATAAGTCAATCTTCAATATCAATCTTTATCTTTATATTTAATCCAATTCCAACATCAAGTTTTAACATCTATATTTATTCTATCTAAAAAGAACTGTTTATTTATAATATGTTTGTCCATAATTTTATAATCAAAAAAAATACTAGTCTACCACAACTAATATTTTTTAATTAAAGTATAAATACTTTTTGTGGTAGGTAAAAATATTTATAGAGTATATATATTAATAATTTCATAAAAAGCAAATATAGATATGAATAAAAAAAGACTTTAATTAGTCTTTTTTTATCGCTTGTTCATATGCTGTTAATGGTTTATGATAGTTACTTATATAATCAAAATCAATTCATAATATTTCTTCTACTTCTCTTAGATTTCTACATCATAGTTTTTGTTTATCTTCATCATTAAAAGGTAAATCTTTATAAGAAACCATTATTTCTTTCATAATTCTATAAGTTAGTAATTAAAACTTCCACTATTTATTGTTTCTAGTAATTCTTTATTCCGTTCATTTAATTTTTTAATTTCATCTAAATATATTTGTTCTTGCTTTCTATAACTTTCTTCTTTTCATTTCATTAATCATTGTAAATCAAATAAATCTTTTTTTAATAAATATATTTCATTATTATAATTTGAATAATCACTTTTTTTTAAGCCATTATTTTCATTAATTAATCTATCATATTCAACAATAACATCATACATAGATTTATAAGATAATATATCTTTTAATCTCTCATTCATATTTTCCATAATTCTATAAGTTAATAACAAAAATAAAACTAACAATATTGTAAACTTCTTGCTTAGAGATTTTTACTTTGTTAGTTTTATTTCTATCTACAATATAATCTCTAAGCCTTACTATTATATTTATTTTCTTGAATAAAGCAAAAAAAACACTATAATTTTATTATGAACATAAAATCTTCCCCGCATTATATTTTAAAACTGTAAAATATGGCAAAAGATTTAGCTTTAATTACTTATAAAGATACTAAAGAAGATAATAATTTCTTAGATCCTATAACTCCTGAAACTTGATATCAAATAAATGAGAAAGATAAAAAAACTCTTACAAATGTTATAAAAAGGTTTCAAGATATGAAATCTGCAAGAACTACAATAGAGATTGACTGGAAAATATGGCAACAAATTATAGAATGAAAATATCACCCTTATAGTGATTGAAGAACTAGGGTAAATGTACCAGTTTTTAGAGCTTTAGTTGAATTATTTGTAAGTGAAGCTACTAGTAGGAAGATAGATAAGAAAATTGAGCCACTAGGATTAAGCGATATAGACAAAGTAGAGATAATGAATGAAGTTTGGGATTGGGAATGGAATAAGAATAAAAGAGATGAACAAATGACAGATGCAGAATATAAATGTGCTTGATTTTGAACTTGTGCTTATTTCACTTGATTTGAACAAACAAGTAGAATTATTAATGATATAAATGTAGATGATGATTGAAAAATTTCATTTACTAAAAAGTTAATGCAACAAGGTAGAATTATATTAAAAACACTTGATATAAGAAATGTTTATTTTGACGATAGAGTAACAAGTTTTAATGATGCAAATGATGAAATTTATATAGAATATCTTACACAAGAACAATTTGAAGCTGAAAAAGATAATAAACATTTACAAAATACTGAATATGTATGAGTTATGTGAAAAACAGACCAAGTTTATTATACTTGGGAAGATATGTGAAAACAAAATACTAAATTAATTGAAAAACTACATTACTGGAATAAACAAGCAGATAGATATATTATTATTTATAATAGAAATATAGTTTGAAGAGATACTCCAATCCCTTATTCTCATAAAGAATTACCTATAGTACCAAGGCAATATGGTTATATATCTGATAGTATTTATGGTAGATGACTTGCTGAGGCTTGTATGCAATTTTTAAGTAAAATCAATAAACTTAGTGAAATGCTATTTGATTGAATAGCTAGAAGTAATAACAGTATTTTTGCCTTATGAAATGGCTTAACTTTTGATTGATGAAAATTTAGTTTTAATAATCAGATAATTAAATTTAACTGACAACTTAATGATAGTAATTTCAGAGAAATAAAAGGTATACCACCAAATCAAGCGGCTTTTACTTATTTGCAAGATTTATTAAAAGAAATAGCTATTTATGTTTGAATAGATATTAGTCAAATAGTATGACAACCTAGTAGTACAGCTTTTGAAACAGCTATTAGAACTGAGAGCTCACTTAAAAGAGTAAATGTAGTATTAACTAATAGAGATTATGCTTTACAAAAAGTATTTGAAAGACATTTAGCTAATATTATGCAATTCTTTCCTATAAGTGAAGCACAAAGATTATGTGAAATAAATCCAAATTGAGATGTTATAGATAATAAAGAAAAACCTCAATATCCTAAAATATTAATGGAATGAAAAAATTACATTCCTAAGACTTGAAAACTTGTAGAACAACCTTGAAAGTTTGAATTTGAATGTAAACCTGAATATATAAGGGGGCAAATGGATATTTATGTAAAAACAAATTTCAACTCTCCTACTCTAAAAGCAATGAAACAAGATAATATGAATAAGTTTTTAACTGATTTATGATTATATACTCAAATGTCTATGCAGAATCCTGATTTAGTAAAAGTATTAAAACCTAATGATTATATTAAGCAATTAGCTTTTACCTATGATATAAGCTTAGATGCTATTTGATGATTTGCTGATAGTATTAGTAAAGAAGCTGACAAAGTTATGGAAATGGTAAGACAAATGAGTTGAGTTTGACAAGATAATTGACCTCTAGCTTGAATTTGACAACCTTGATGAATGCAACAACCAGCTATAGAATGACAACAACCAAATCCTATGTTACCTAATGTAGAACAAAAAGGTTTACCAAATGTTAGAAGTCCAGAACTTCCTAGTATTCAATGATTTAACCCAGCTGAAAAAAGTATGCTATAATTTTTGCATTTTCATATAAAAATAAGTATAATATAAATACTTATTTTTATAATCCCCAAATAGAATGTTTAATCAACATAATTTTATTTTTAAAAGAGAATGAGATATAATCTTTATTAGTTACAATTGAGATACTCAACAAATATGGAGGGGTAGTCAATTTGAAGCTATTTTTTCAGATAAATTAACAGCCTTTCAAACAGTTATTAGTAATGAAACAAAAGAAAGACATATTAATAGAATATTACAATTTTATAATCTACCAGCCTCTCCATATAAAATGATGATATATAAGGCTTTATATGATTTTTTGAAAAATAATATAAGTTATGATATAGATATTTTTTACATTACCACATATTTATATCTTATAAAATTAGATGCTGAATTTTTAGAAGCTTTTTATATATCAGATTTAGCAATTAAAACACAAAAAGAAGTAAGACAGAAAATGGAAGACATTAAAAAAATAACAAAAGAACATTATAATAAATATGGAAGTTTATTATGAAAAATTAAAACTTATATTTTAAATAATTAAAATAATTATGAATTGATTTAAAGAAACTTGAATAGATATAGAAGATATTATAAAATTAATAGTAAATGAAAAAGAAATAACTAATTTTCTTTTAGATATCCAAAATTGATATAGAATTGAAAGAGCAATGCAAGAAGACGAATGAGATAGATTATTAACTTGAACTAGAGTTATTGATGATATAATAAATAGACTGCAAAATTTAGAACAAGCAAGGGCTGAATATTTTGAGAAAAAGAAACAAGAAGAGCAAGAAAAACTAGAAGAAGAAAATAAATAAAATTATCTTTACAAAAACTAAAATAAGTATAAAATAACTTTGTACTTATTTTTTGTAGGTATTTCATTAAATCAATCCTCCCCAAACAAGCTAATAGTTTATTTTTTATTAGCCACAATATTTCTTGGGGAAGATTTTTTTGTGGTTAATAGGAAATAGATTATTATAATCTATTTTTTTATTTACTTAATCTAACCCCTAATGGAAGACTTAGAGCAAGTAGAAACGGTAGCCTCTGAATTATCAGACACACCTACTACGAGTGAACAAGACACTGAAACACTTGAAACATCTGAGGAACAAGAGTTGTCGGATGAAGAACTAGAGGCTGAAATTTCTCGCTTAAAAGAGGAAGCTAAAAGTGAAGAAAATCCAAAGGATAAAAGGCACTTAGAACAAGAATATGGCTGGAAAATGAAAGTTCTTAAAGAAAGAGAAAGAGCTAAAACTCTTGAAGAAAAGAATAATCAAACAGTTGAAAGATTAAATTCATATGAAAGTAACTTATTAGAAGAACTTTATGAAAGAACTAATACTGAATGATTATCTTACTTTGAAAATCTTTATAAAACTAATCCAGATATGGCAAATAAGTTGGCGAAAGATAAATATTCCCAACCTAATGCTAAAGCACTTATTCTTGAAACTAAGAGAAACTTGGCTAATGATTGAGACGAAGAAGCAAGTAAAACTGTTTCCGAGGAAGATATTAGACAAGATGAAAGAGATAGAGTTAGGCACGAATTGGCAATTGAACAAGTAGAAACTATATTTAATGAGTTATTAGGTCAAGAATTAACAGATGCTAAAAGTTATTTTGATGATATAGTAGAGTGAAAGAAATTAACACCTGCTACGGCTAAAAAATATGCTGATATGTCAGTATTTTATGCAACTAGAAATAGAACCCCTGAGACGATAACTTCTAAAACTCCTGTTGATAAAGACAGAGTTATAGCTTCTATGTCTAACACTTGAATATCTAATAAGTCTTGAGTTGAAAAACAAGAGCAAATAGATATTAAATGAATTAGACAACAATTACTAAATTCTTGAATAACTGAACATCAAGTAAACCTTATGTACCCTTTATAAATTTTAACTTTTAATTTTACCTACTATGGCAGAAATAAGAAACCGTGAAACAGTGGCTAATATAGTAACTCCAAATAAGGACTCTATAATTGAACCAAATCAAGAAACTAAAGAACCTACTAATAATTATGATAGTATTTTACAAAGAATACAAGAACTGGAAAATCAAAATAGAGAGCTTACTCAAAAAGTAGCACAATCTAATTGAGATATTTCTGAACAAGTAAAAGATGCTAAAAGAAATTATGGTTATGAAGCAGATAATAAAACAAGAAGACCAAGTGAATTGTTCAAACATAAATACAATGTATTAATTAATGATAGAATTGAAAAAGTTGTTATAAATACAGAAACTATTGGTAGACCTGTTATGCAAACAAATTATAATACTGGTAAAAAAGTTTATAATCATAACATAACTGTAACTTTTGCTGATGAAACTACTATTGAAATGGATGTACTTGATTATATCAATGAAAAATATACTTATGAAGATTTTGTTAAAGATGAGAATATAAAAATAATAGATGTACAAAATAAAAAATGAGAATTTGAAAAGATTAAATTTTTTACTTTTGAAACAAAACAATTTTGAACTTTTACAATACCAGAGTATTGTTCTTATTAATTAATTATAAAAAACATGTATTTATGAACTTTAGAAATAGAGAAAGTAGAAGACAATATAGTTTCTTTTACTAATTGACAAACAATTCAAATTGAAGAAAAAAACAAAGAGCTTATTTCAGAAGAGCCTTTAACTTGAGGTGAATTACAAATGAAGTGGGCAATTATAGTAGCAAAAGATGTTTTAGATATTTTTGTTACTCATAATATTCGTTTGACAGATATTAATTTAATTATGGATACCCTTAGTTGAATTATATCATGAAAAAATGATGAAGCTGTTTCAAATGCTTTCTGAAAAGAAAAACTTGATACTATTTCTAATATTTTTGGTTCAGACCAAAATTTAGCTAGTTTAGCTGTTAGAAATATAAGAGTAAATGATATTTTTAAATCTTAACATATATAAAATATGCAATCAGTAACTCCAATAAATACACCAAATACAACAACTAAGTTTTTACCTAGTTTTGGTGGTTGGGAATTAAGAAAATTGCCAATGAAGGCAAGTACTGCTATGACAGACTGAGCGGCTATTTGAGTTGAAATTGTTTCAAATACAACTACTTGAAATAATACTCTAATGCCTGCTACTAATGCAAGTGGTGCAAATTTCCAATGAATACTAGCTGAAAAAATAGCTACTACAGATACAGATTATGCAACTGCTTGAAAACTAAAACTTGTTTGGGTACCAGTTGATAAAACTTCTGTTGCTAAATTTACAGTTTGAGCTTGAACTTTCACTGCTGTTGATGTAAATAAAGTTGTATCTTTCCATAGTGATAGTGCCTCTTTAGCAGTTGATACTCAAGGACTATGAGCTATTATCGTTTGATATATAAACTCTACTACTTGAATATGTGCATTTAATACTCCTGCTACAGTTACAGCATAATAGTAACTAATATTTAATTTTTAACATATATAAATATGTCAATGCCATTAATAAATACATCAAGTTTAAATCAATTAACAGATTTAGTAAATAGGTCATTTATTGCTAGTCAATGAGACCAATTAGAAAATGTTATGTTGACTTCTTGAATTGTAAGAAAAGACCCTATCACTCCTGGAACTTGATTAGTAAGAAGATTTGCTGAAAGTGTTGCAAGAACTTCTTATGCTGGTGAGTGAGTTGAATGAGCTCCTGCTACAAGTGCTATATTCCAATATGGTTATGAGAAAGATTTAACTGTTGATAGAGTTGATTTAGCAATCAATATTACAAAAGAAATGAGAATCTGAGGTAAAGACCAAGAAATTATCTCTAAATTAACTGATTTAGGTGGAACTTGTACTAGATATATTGATTTAACTCTAGCACATAGACTTACTTTTGGTTGGTCTACTACTTATACAAATTCTAGATGATATGTAAAAGATTTAACTTGTTGAGACGGTTTAGCTTTATTCTCAGCTTCACATACTCTAACTGGTTCTTCTTCTACTTTCTCAAATATAATCCCTAATAATCCTCAATTTTCTAAGTGAGCATATACAGCTGGTAAAAAAATTGCAGTTGAAAATACTCTAAATAACTTAGGTGAAAAAATGATGTTAGATTATAATATTGTTATTACTACTGATGATGAAGATACTATCGTTGCTGTTAAAGAACTATCTAATGCAACTGCTGATATAACTTCTTCTAATGCTGGTACTTACAATGTTTATAAATGATTAAAGCATGTTATTTCAAGAAGAATTGCTACAACTAGTAACGGTTCTGTTGATACAACTAAAAGAAAATACTGGTTCTTAGGTTCAACTGATTTACAACCAATTATATATGGTGAATTAGAAGCTCCATATGTTAAAGCTCCTAGAGATTGAAACAATGGTGAAGATGCAATGACTGAAAACTGGAATTTCGTAACTTTTGCTAGATTCTGAACTGCTGTTGCTTCTCCTAGATGAATTATTTGATCTAAAGGAACGGGTGAAGCTTAGAAAATAGCTATATATAGCTAATATTAAATTTTTATACTTTATATAAAGTATTGGTGGTTGGCTGGAAAAAATTAATATTTAACTGTAAAAATATGAACTATAATTTAAATGCTGGTTATGGTAATGCTGTCGCTCATGCTTTAACTTGAAATACTACTTGAAAAACTTTTTTAGTAATAAATTCAAGTGCTTGAGATAATTCAAGACTTCAAGATTTATTTAGGCCTGATAGTGATTGAGTAGGGAGAATATTTACATCTATTACTTCTGCATTAGCTGTTTGTACTGCTAATCAATGAGATGTAATATTTATTTGACCTTGATATACTGAAACCGTTACTACTGCTGGTTGAATAAATGTAAATAAAGCCTGAGTTTCTATTATAGGTTTATGAATTTGAGATTTAAGACCTACAATAACTTTTACTACTGTTGTATGAGCTAGTTTTAATGTAACTGCTGCTAATACAAGAATACAAAATATTTGATTTATTTGCTGAATAGATAACCAAACAGCTATGGTTAATAGTAATTCGGTATATTCTATTTTCGATACTTGTGAATGGACTATATCAAACTGAACTGTTTGAGCTGCTATTTGAATATTAACTGCTGCAACATCTGATAAATTATATGTAATTAATTCTAGATTTATATGACCTGCTGTTAATGCTTGAACAACTTGTGCTGCTTGTATTCAACACGAAAGTTGAGTAGATTATGTTATACAAAATACCTATTTTTCTTGAAAAATGACACAAGCTATATTAAATGTAGCGACAGTGTTAAGATGAATAATAGATAATAACAGATTTGTTATATGAACTGGTACAAAAGCTATTGCTATGGCTTCAACTTCAACTCCATTTATTACTAATAATAGAATAAATGTAGCCTCTGGTACTGCTCCTATAGTTTCAGCTGCTTGATTTGTTGCTTGAAATATATATAGTGCGGCTGCTTGAGTAACTTCGTGAGTTGCTAGTACATTTTAATAGGTTAATTAAAATTATAACTTCGGTTATAGTTTTTCTTTAATTTATTAAATAATTTACAAAATATGATTAATGTTTGAAGTAATATAGTGAGTTGAGTTTTAGGTTCTATATGATGAACTGCTTTACAAATACAAAGTGCAATTATAGCTTGAGCTACTCAGATATATGTTAAGGCTTTATCTACAAATACAGGTATATTATATATTTGAAATAGTTGAGTAACTTCTTGAGCTTGATTTGAATTAATAGCTAGTGAATGACAATTTATAGAAATAAATGATCCGTCTAAATTATATGTTATTAGTAATTCTACAGCACAATCATTATCTTATTTTATAGTTTACTAAAATATGTTTCTAACACAATGAAATCCACAAGTAGGTAGAATGACATGATGAAGTATTCCTTTTAATTTTAATCCAATTAATTGAATTTGAACTTGAATTTTTACTCGTTCTTCAACAGCAACGGTAATTGATTTTGAATGATTAATAAAGACAGTTAAAAGCTGAGAAATGAGAATATGATGAGCTAGAAGAGTAGAAAATTTATTTTTTGTTTCAAGTGGAACTGGGTGGACTGCTTCAATGAATAGTTCTTTTGAAAATTCATCTTCAACTATAACATCATCAAATACAACTAGGCTTAATATTGATTGAGTTGGTGTTTGAGTTGGGCATATAGTAAGAACTAGCTTGATGCTTAAAGCCTTGAACTCCGCTGATATTGGGAAAGACATTCAAATTATAGGGTGGAATAATGGAGTAGTAGCAAATACTACAGTGATAATTACTTTAACTGCTAATTACCAGAGGGTAACTGTTACACATCCTATAAGCACTGTAATAGGGTCCCCTAGTATATGGTTATTTGGTAGTGCAACAAACACTGCTAATTCTTGTTTCGTTAAAAATATCCTAATAGAGCAAATTTCAGGACAAACAAATCAAAATCCTAGTGAGTATTTAAGTATTGGAGAAATAAGAAAAAACTTAACTATATGGTCTGAAAATTTAGTAAATTGGGGGACTAAATTTAACTGTTCTATAACAACCAATACATTTACAAGAAATAGTATAACACCAGCCTATGCAACTCCAAATATTATTACAAAACCTGCACTTGCTTTACCTTATACTATGTCTTGTCTTGTAAAAAAGATAACTGGAGATTATTGTGCTATTAGACTTCAAGGTTCTTTTCCTGAAAGAGCCGATGTAGTATTTAACTTAACTACTGGGGTAGTATCATTCCCCGCAACCGCTTATAGCGGAATGTCATCTGTTTCAGCAACTATTACTCCTAATGTAGATTGACAATATCTGATAACTCTAAAAGCTACAACATCTACAAGTGCTATATTAACTGGGAGTATTTCTTTTAACTCAAATGGAGGGGTTTTAGATGCAACTGATACTGTATCAAATTCATCTGGTCAAGTATCAAATTTTCAAATAGAACTTGGCTCATATACTTCATATCAAAAAATCACTGATGCTTCCGCTAGTGATTTTAATAATTATCAATGATATTGAGCAGATTGAGTACAATATTTTGGAACTACAAACTGAAATACTGTAGTAAACAATATAGTTACTGAAGCAGTAGGAGCAATTATTTCAACAGGAACTTTACTAGGTTATCAATCAGAAGAAAGTTCTAATAATTTATTTCTACAGAGTGGTGATATAAGCAATGCTAGTTGGTTAAAATCTGGTACACTTGCCGCTGCTCCAGTAGTAACAGCTAATCAAACTATAGGTGTTTTAGGCTGATTAACTGCATCAAAAGTAGTATTACCAGATGTTACCGTAGCTACTGCTCGTTCTATATTATTTCAACAAAGAACTTCACAGGCAACTTTTATTTATTTAAAAGGTAATATTGGTGGTGAGCAAGTATATCTTATGTCTACTACTGATAGAATAACCTACATAAATACTTTATGCACTCTAACAACTAGTTGGCAAAAATTTGAATTAATTTATCCTACTAATGCTGTATTATATTGGCAAATATGAGTTGATTTAAGAGATGTATGACAAACAGGTAAGCTTGCACAAACCTTTTATATTGATTGAGCACAAACAGAAAGTAGTAAAACTATAACTTCTTCATATATTCCAACAACTACTGCATCTGTTACAAGAAGTGGAGATTTATTAAAATTTAATACAGCTTGAAAACTATTATCAAATGCTTGAAGTGCTTTAGTATATGCTAAAACTAATAATCCAAATGGAACATTTTCTTCATTCATTTCTACTTATTCTGCTTCATGAGATTGAAAACCTTTATATATAAATTCTGCTAATAATTTAGCATTACTAGATGGTTCTACAGATAGAACTTTCTTATCTACAACTAGACCATTTACTACAATAAATAAAATGGCTACTAATTGGGGATTAGGAACTAGTAATTGAGCATTAAATTGAGTATTATGAACTTCTACAGCTTTTAGTTGAAATGCTTGATATGCTTCGCAATATGCTTTATGAGCTGATATAACTTGAACTTGAAATATAAACTGATACATACAAAAAGTACTTATTTATAAAAATAAATTGTCAGATAGTAAAATTACTTCTCTAACTACATAAAATATGAATTACGATATATGGTTTAGTGAAAATATAGAACCTAAATTTACACAAGAAGATAAAGACTTTTATAGTATTCTAATTGATAATCAATTTTTCAATATATGAAATCTTGTTGATTGAAGACAATTAATAAGATGTAATACAACTTTAGAAAAATTTGAAGAAATAAAAGTTTTTCTAAATTGATTATGAAAAAATATTATAGTTATCTGATGACAAGATAGTGAGTGAAATATAATAATAGATAAAGATAATATTGAGTTTGAGAAGTTTTTTATGCCTAATTTAGATATGGATGGTAATTTGATAATTCCAGCTGAAAATATAACTAGTGGATGACAAACTTTTAGACCTTAACTCAATCTTAATTTTTATATTAATTTTTTAACTTTTATTTTTATTTAATTACTTTGTAAGTATACTTTATATTAATAGAAGTTAAAAATTAAAATTATGGATTTAAGCGGAATAAAAGAAACATTAATGGCTATATTCTCTTGATTAGCTTGAAGTATAACAAATGTACTTTATACTATCTATATTCTAGAAAAACAAATGGATAGAAAAAAGATTATAGCAATTGTATTAATTAGTTTATTTGTTTGATATATTGCTTGATTATTTTGTTTATATTTTTGAGTAAAGAGTTACTTATTAAATATAATAGTTACCTTGTGTAGTTACCTTTGACTTGTTTTTTTAAATAAAGTTGAAACAAGAAAAGAGGAGCTAATAGATACTTTAATTGATAAAAGTTTTGATACTTTATGAAAGAAATAAAAAATTACATTATACACTGCCATTTATTTCCAATAGTTATTGCTATATTAGTAAGTTTATGATTCTATATAATTATTAATCTATTATTTTCATTTAATACTAGATTTGATAATTTAGATAAATGATATATAAATATTAACAATAGTATTCAAACTATTGATGATAAAGTAACTGAAATTGATGATCAACTGAAACATTTTAAAGAATAAAGGCAAATATTTTGCTTTTTTTTATACTTTTCAATATAATATAAGTGCTTTTATTATTTAACTATATATTATGAATAATGATACTATTTATGTAATGTCTTATATAGATAAAGAGCCTAAAGTAGCTCTCAAAAAAGATGTAATTGATAAAACAGCTACATCTGTATTAGAAATAGTTTCTCCAGCATTTTATAATAAAGTTAAAAATGGTACAATTGATGAAGTTAACGACTTGATAGACAAGATTTTATCTTCAAAATTTAAGATAAAAGCCAGTGTTTAGTTATCTCTTAAAAGACTTTATGAAACAAGAATGTTCAAATTGCTGATTTGTTATTTGCTCTGAAAGAGCGGGTTTAAATTGTATGAAATGAGATTGAAATAAATGTTGAGATTTTATTTTAGTAAAATAATCTCCATGAAAGAAAAAGAATACAATAAGCATCATATTGTTCCGTCTAGCCAAAAAGGTTCCAGTAGAAAGCAAAATCTAGTTAGATTAGATAAAAGAGTACATATAGCATTACATTTGATTTTTAATAATATGACTCCTCCAGAGCAAATTGAAAGATTAATATGAATTAATTCAACAGCTCTTACGGAAGAAGTTAAAAGTGATATAATTAAAATATTAGATGTTAAAGAAATGGAATATTGGTACAATAAGTGAGTATTAAAATAATAACTATATAAATATGGATATAGAAATGGTTAATTGAGCTATAGATAGTCAAGATGAAAGAAACTATAATTATTGAGAAATGGTTTGAACTATATGAGATTTACCAATATCTAAAATAATTGATGATTGAGTTTATCAAAATCAATGATTATATAAAGAGACAGCTTATTTTTGTGTAGCATATTCACATAGTCATTGAAGCAATATAGAGAATTCTATAGAATGAAGTTGAGATAGAATAACTTGATTAGCTCTTGGTAGAGAAATGGTTAAAAAATGATTATTAGACACTAAAGTATGAGCTTATATTATTGATTGAGCTAAAACATTAAAAGATTTAAAGTTTATATCTTGATTTGCTCAAATATCAACTATAGATGAAATAAAGCACTCAATATTTAATAATAGACCAGTAACTACTGGTAGTAATACTATTAACTGGAAAGAAACAGTCAATAATAATAATATAGCTGTTAGATGAAATAGTTATTGACACGCATTCTTAATAATAGGTTATAATGATGAAACTAAATTATTAATTTGTAAAAATAGTTATTGAACTGAGAAATTTGATAAAGGTAGATTCTATATTAAATATGAAGATTTTGATTTATTATATAATTCTAAGTTTTCATTAATAGACCAACAAGACCAAAGTATTTTAAATTATAAAAAAAAGATTATGGAAAATTTGACTTTAGATAGTGCAAAGAAAGCAATGGAACTGGGAATTTGGAATTGAGAGAATCCAAATTCCCCTATAAGCCGTGAAGAAACAAGTGCGATGCTATATCGTTTATACGAAAAACTACAAAAATAAATTTGATTTTAAGATATAAATGAGTAAAATATCTATGCAGTCAAATATTTACAGATAAAAATAAAATCCTTACTAAAACTTTGACTGCAATTAAAGTTTGTAAATATAGTTAGGGTTTTATTTTTGTTTTAACTTATAAAGTATGGAACAAGAAATATGGAAAGATGTAGTTTGATATGAATGATTATATCAAGTTAGTAATTTAGGTAATGTAAAAAGTTTAGAAAGGAAATGAAGATTATGACATAATTGAAAAATATTAAAACCTAGAGATAAAGATTGATATTTTAATGTAAATTTATGTCAAAATTATAAAGCTAAAAATTATTATATCCATAGATTAGTATGATTTGCTTTTATCCCTAATATAGAAAATAAGCCATTTATAAATCATAAAAATTGAATAAAAAGAGATAATAGATTAGAAAATCTAGAATGGTGTACAAAAAGTGAGAATATGAAACATAAATGTAGGGTATTATGATATAAGACAGAATTTCAAACTAATAATCCTAGTAAATGAAAACTTTGAATATTAAATCCTTATAGCAAAAAAGTTAATCAATATACAAAAGAATGAGTATTTATAAAAAGCTGGGACTGTATATTAGATATAAAAAGAATTTTATGAATAAATAATTCTGATATAGTATCTGTGTGTAAATGAAGAATAAAGTCTTGTTGATGATATAAATGGAAGTATACATAACAGATTGTACGAAAAACTACAAAAATAGGCGATTTAAGAAGAGTTTATTAATTTTACTTAAAATCTATCGTGAGAATAAAAATAATATCTTAAAAAATGTTGTAAATATTAATATTTTTACTATAATTGTATAGTTCGCTAAAACACATCTAAATTTATTGCCAAAAAATCTAAAGAGGGGAGAAAATAAAAAAGACTAATTTAATTGTTAGTCTTTTTTATTCTTCTTTCTTTTTTTATTTTAGGAAATTCTCTTTTAATTTTAGCTCTTAGAATCTTAATTTCTTCTTCTGATATAAAATAATCAATTTTATAAAAATTTTGAAGTTTATTTTTACGGATAAAATCTTCTAAAATTTCAATTCTCTCTATTAAAGAAAATTTTTTAGGTAAATTTTTAGCATATTCCTTTTGCTTTTTTAAAATCTTTTCTCTATGTTTTTGGTATTGAATTTTTCTATATTCAGAATTATAAGGAATTTTTTTATTCATTTAGAATTAATTTGTTTTAGATAATATACTAACTACATTATTCCTAATTCATTCAACTACCCTAAATCTTCTAGCATCATAATTAGCATCTTCTCATATATCAACCATTAATTGGTGTCAAACTTGTTCAGTTCATTGAACTATGTAGTAAGTTCATTCTCTAAGTGGAGAACTTCTATCTTCTATTACTTGTACTGTATCTCAAAGCTTCATTTTTATTTAATTAAATTATAAATATAATCAATACATTTTTCTATTGCTTTTTAATTTTCCTATAAATAGTACTTCTCCTTAATCATAAAAGCTTACAATGTCAAAACAATTTTATAAAGTAAATTTATTGAATTTTCATTCCAATTATCTATTGGTAATAATAACTCATCTTTTGAGATAGAATTTCTTATCTTTAAATAATCATTTTCATTTGTTAGAAATTCTAGTCTATTTATCATTACTTCATGTCAGATTATTTTTGTTTGTTTATCTTTTATAATAGAAAGCTCTGATATATATTCTATAGATAAAGAATCTTTTTTACTTATTAAATAATCTCAATGATTATCAAATAAATAATACTTTTTATCTGGTGTTCAATATTGTATATTAGGTATAAATCTACAACCAAAACTTAACTCTTTATCTGCAATCTCTTCATAAATTGCTTTTATTTTTTCTTCTTTAGTCATTTTCTCAATATTTAATTTCTAAACTTATTTCTACTTTTTCCATATTTATTTATTAATTTATTATAAAAATGCAAATTAAAGAAGATTTTATTAAAATTTTTTCTTCAATTTTTACAATATCAGATACTTCAAGAGCTTTTTTCACTCATACAATATCTCGTTTCAGCGGGTTTATTTGAACTATATCAATAAAACCGACCTCATTCTTTTCATTTCCACCAATATAATTTATATTGCTTCACCCATTGTTGAGTATCTTTCTTTTCTGATTGTAAACCATATCAAGTACTTAAATCTTTCCAACTACTTTCAGCATATGCAATTGATAATCATACCTTTATACAATGTTCCTTATTTCTTGCTTTTTGTTTAAAGCACTCATTTTTTAATCTAGAATAAAGTTTAAAAGGTGGCTTAATAAATCATTTAATAAATAAATTATTATAAGTAATTTTAGGTTTATAATCTGCCTTTGTGTCGTCTACTGACCATATCATAATTAAATATCAAACATAACACCAAAAGAGTATAAATATTATTATTCATAATAAATATATAAATCAATCAAATAACAAAACTAGTAACTCTTTTAATTTATTAATTTTTTCTCTCATATTTTGTTTTTATTTTAGTAAATTAATATTATTTTTCATAAACTTTTCAAACTTTTTTATCATTTTATTAAAATCTTTATTTAATAAAATCTTATGTAATTTATTCATAATTTAATTTAATTCAAATTAATTCTCTACAGCTGTCACAAAAACATTCTCAGTTTTCTTTTTCAATCACATTTACAACTCAATTATATACCTTATACTTTTTTTGTATAGCAGAATTACATTTTACACAAATTCAAATCATTTTTAATTAGTTAAGAGATAAACTAAGGCAATCTGATAAAGTTCATTTAATACTATTTGCCTCCAAACAAGCTTCATTTTCCCTATATTTCTTTAATAAAACTTTTGCTTCTTGTAAATATAGTTTTTTATTCTCTAATTTCTCATTATAAACTTTAATACGAGTAGATTCTATTTCTATATGCTTTGGTAAGAAAAAACTAATAATGAAATATACAAATGCAATTAAGCCAAAAACTACAATTCAAATAATAACCTTATCAAATACATCATAATAATGTTTATTTCCTTTCCCTTCTGATAAATCTATTGTTTCATCTAAAACTTCATTAAAATCAATCTTTTTAGTTTCAAAATTAGTTGTTTTCATATTTTATTTTTATTTAATATCTAAAATCTTTGTCTTATAATACTTGATATTATTAATATGCCTTTCATCTGCTTTAAACTCACTATTCATAAACTTTTTTAGTTTATCGTATTCAAGTCAAAAGTCTTTTGTAAAAGCTTTTAAATTATATCAAATATTTTCTCGTGTATCAATATAATCTAATACAAAATCTTTTATTTTTTGTTTAATCGTTATCGCTTGTTCGGTCTTCATTAGTTAATTGTTATTAAATTAATCAAGTCTTCAAACTTGTCCTGTACATCTCTATCAAAGAAATTACATCTTCATTTTTTAATTCTTTTCTTGATGAAACATTATATGTACAATAAATATTTCATATTTCTAAATCCTCTTTTAAGTTAAATTCTTCGCAATAATCTTTTATTACTAAACTTAGTATTTGTAGATTTTTAGAGTGTTCTTTGTTTTTATCTCCATTTACTAATCAAGCTATATCCAAATCAAGTAGGTCTCAGTTGTTTTTAGCTCATCTCAGCAATTCTAACTCAGCTAGAGTATAATCGCCCTCTTTAACTATAAAAGATACTTGTAATTGTCTTAATTCATTTATTATCGCTTTACTAATTTTAGTTTCTATCATATTTAATTTGCATAAGATTTATAATAATTATTTCTTAACTCTTCAAATTCTTCTTCTCTAACTATCATATCATCTGTTATATCATCTTTTTCAACTAATGATTTAAGATGATTAAACCAAATATAATTATATTTAGCTTCATCAAGTTTCATTTTTCACTTTATAATATCAAATCTTTCGGAATATGATAAACTATTCCATTTTTTATTATTAGTTTCTTGTTTAATTCTTTGTATTCTTTTACTCTTACAAAAAGCTAATTCATTAATTCATTTTTTAAATCTAATTTCTTCTTCTTGTGTAAGCATATATTTTATTATTAAAAATTAAGAGAAAGGAGTTTTTAAGCTCCTTAGATTAGAAAGGAATATCTTCTATAGAAATTTCTTCATCTTGTTTAGTTTCTTCAAATCAAGTTTTAACTTCTTCAAAATCATCAACTGTTATAAAGTATCAAATTTCATTAATTCATTCTTTTAATTTATCATCATATAATCAATAATCATTACTTAAAAATTCTCATTTCTTATTAGTGATAGCTTCAATCATAGATTTTTGAGTTTCTATATTGTATCTCCATTCTCATCTAGCTCAATTTATAGATATTCAGATTTGTTTATATCATTCTTTATTTATATATAAAGATAAATCTAACATCATTTTTCATTTTTTAACATTCTGTTTATTAGCTATGTCTATATAACCAAGTAAACTATTAATTATATTTCTTGATAAAGAATTATAAGAAATATCTAATTGATAATACTCAGAAGAGCTATCAACAAATAACATTTTAATCGTTTGTCTCATTTTTCCTTCAAATTCATATTCAGAAGGAGAAATTTTAACTAATTTTCAAGAAAATACTTTGTCTTCAACTCTATCTGAGTTAAGTTCCCAGTAATGTTCTTTATCTTCTTTCTTCAATCATTTTATTTTTATAAAATGTGTAGAATTAAGCACTCTATTTGAAAAACCCATAATAAAAAATATAAAAATATAAAATATTAGTTTATAGTCATCACGGACTATTTTTTATTGTAAAAAATCAGGTACTTCAATTTCTTTACTTAATGATTTTCATATATTAAATCATTCATTAAATTTTTCTTTAAGTAATATATCTAAATATTCTTTTAGTTCTAATACTTCAACTATTCATTCAAAATCTTTTTTATCTTTTAATAGTTTTTCATTCATATATCTTATATTATTAAATATCTTTTATTTATATTTCTGTTGTCAGATTGATATAAATTATTTATTAGTTTATAATTAATTACTATTTATTAAATAAATGTCTGTAATTAAGTTATGCATCTATTGTATTCTTTTTCTTATAAAAGTCAATAAAATTGACATAAAAAAGTTAATAAAAGTTATCAATAGTTAAGTAATGGCTATTTTAAGCAAAAATAAAAGAGTAAATAATTACTCTCATTTTTGTCTTTTTTTACAATCTTCATCTACTATTTTAGGCATATCAAGTCAAGTATATAATTTTATCATCTGTCTATAATTTTCTGCAAATTCAGTAATTAATAAAGTTATTTGTTCTTCATTAAATCATTTAGATAATAAATGAGATATTCAGATATTTCATATTATATGCATAAATATTAAGCTACTATTGATTAAATCTCTTTCGTTATATATTTGTTCTAAAATTTGTTCTTCACTATCTAATCCAAGAGTTATATTAGATAGTCTTTCAATAGTTGACTTAATTTGTTCTATTCTTTTTTTCATATTTTATTAGTTAATTAATAATTTTCTAACTCTTTTATTTTCTCTATTGCTTCTCAACATCAATAGCAAACTATAGCTTGAACATTTTGAATTTCATTTAATTTTTCAATCCAAAACTTTTGTGCTTCACTGACTTTACTTAGAGATTTTTTTTGTCTTTTTAATTCAATGAATAAAAGCTTTTTATTTTTAAGTATTATCATCATATCACATAATCAAGCTCTTAATCATTCTAATTTATTCTTTCTTTTTTGTTTAAATGATTTAGTAAAAGTTTCATTGGCTATCTTTGTAAATACATAATTATTTAAATCTAACCAATGCGTCAAAGCTTGTTGCTCTACAGTTTCAAGAGGGATTATTTCCATTATTTTTCTTCACTTAAATAACTAAATTTGGATTTTCATAAATATTTCAAATAATACAAAATTCATCACAAATATCAAAATCTTTAATATCTTTTATTATATTTCTATCTCAATATTTATGAGTTCAGTCTTCATACTCATATCACATCCAAAAAATATCTCATTCATATAATTCAACTCAATTTTTATCATATAATCAAGTGAATTGCATAAAAATATAGTCTTCACTTCTAAATAAAGAATTAATCATACTTATTGTTGATATTTGCATTCAATCATAATCTCAATATAAAGCATTTTTGTCTTCATTATCATAACACATAATATTTTGTTCTTTGTTCCAAGCACGAAATTTTATTTCTCTCATAATCATAAATTAGTAAATAAAGTTTTGCTATTGTTTTATAAATTATTTAAATATTTTCACTCTAATTCAAAATATCAATCAATTTTATTAATTCACATCTGTTTTAACTCTTCAATATCAATTCAGAACCAAGTTCAATAATTATGTTTAACTATTTGTAAAGAAGCAAAAGAGTTTTTTAAAATATTAAATATATCTTTAAATTTATATTTTTTAGTTTTTAAAATTCATTTTTGATATTCATTTCATTCTCCTACCATATATACATAAACATATCATAATTCAATTCAAATAGGATTTAATTTTTTCTCCATTTTTTTAGAAGTAGTAAAAAACTTTATCATATATTTAAATTAAAAAGTAAATCTTTAATATTTAATCAACTACTTTCTTTTAAATAATTAAATAAATTATAACTTTTTTTCTCTTTCCAATTACTTATAACATTTTTCTTTATAGAATATGTTATTTTTGAATTTTTAACTCATATTCGTTTATTAGAATGAATAAATTTAATTCAAAAATTAGAAAATACTTCTTCAAGTTTTGCTTTTTTATTAAATTCTATTATTTTTTGATTAAGATTTTCAATAAAAAAACCACTTAATAAATTAAAAATACCTTTTAATACACTAGATATTTGATACACACAAGCTTTATATTTACTTGTCTTTATTCTCTCATACCCAATACAAGTTATTAAGCCTAAATCTCTTAAACTCTCTATAACTAAATAGAGTTGTTTCTCAGTTATTCAAAATTTTTCAAACTCTTTTCTTGATAATCAGACTTTTCAGAATTTTTCAAATCTTCATTTCAAACACCAAATTATTTTATTTATAACTTGTTCGTTTTTGATATCTAATCAACAGTTTATTAATATACTTTTAATTTCTATTTTCATAAGTTTAAATAACAAAAAAAATAACTCGTAGAAGGTAAGTTATTTTTTAAGTTTAATGCTTTAACTATCAAAGTATTCAACTTTATTAACTAAAACCTTCTACTTTTTTAGTTAAAACATTTTATTTTTTCAAATCTTTGCAAAGTCAATATAAGAAAATAAAAACAAAAGTCAAATTTATTTTTAAAATATTATTAATTTATTCATACAGATATATAACATAGTTTATATAATATATTAAATCTTTGCAATTATTAACTACTGATGTTCCTTTCCTTTTCTATTCCTATTATTTAATTATCACTTTGTAACTATTTTGTAACAAATAAAGTTTTTTAAAAAAAAGATTGCATATTTTTTGACTTATAAGTTTAAATGTGATAAGCTTATATTAAGTTAGAGATAACTACATTTATTTATTAATTTTATAATTATGGCAGATTTATTTATAATGTTACTTTGAGTTAAACAATATAGTAATATGTGTGAAAACTTTTACTATACAGACTATAAGACATTTCAAGTAATGGAATGTAATTTAAAGCAGGTTGAGAAAAATATTTTATTAATTAAACAATGAAAATAATATGAAAAATATAAAACAATTAGAGTCCTTATTAGTTAAATATAATAAACACTATGAAGAATTAAAAGCTAAGAATAGTTTTTGAATCCATAGAGAGGCAAAAGAGAAAGATAATAACTTTTATAGAAGTAAATTAATTCAGATATGGAAGATGAATATAGATAAGTTATGAGAGAGAATTGTAGAAATGGAAATGGAAATTGCAGAAGAATTGTTATAAAATATTTGCAATTTAGAAGAAAATTATTATAATGGAGTTAATAAAAGTTTAGCCACTTTAAATTACATAGTTTGAAAATTGTTTAATAGAAATATTAACAAATGAAATCCGAAAGGAATGTAATTAATAAAACACTTAAGTTTTGGCTAAACTCTTAGGTGTTTTTTTATAATTTTATTTTTCTACTTTGACAACAAAATAGAGTTAAGAAGATTATAAAAGTAATATTAATTTATTTGTTATGTTTAAAGTTATAAGAATTCCTACTAAATTTAGTAGAAGTATAAAACGATTTACTCAAAAAGAAAAATCAGATTTACTAGATTTTTTAATAAAAATATGAGACTGAGAGAATATCCAGCTTCCAAATAATATTTTATGAGACACTTTAGAGTTAATATATTGAGATTGGATGAATATGGAGGCTAAGAATGGCAATAAACCAGAATACAATCTAATTGCGAGTATGTCGCCGAGTATGTCGCCGAGTATGTCGCCGAGTATGTCGGAACCTAAAGTAAAGTATAGTATAGTAAAAGAAAGTAAAGTAGAGGATAATAACACATCTCCCCAAATTCTTTTTTGACAATTAGAAAATGTAAAACTTACACAAGAACAATATAATAAACTTACAAAAGACTTTTGAATAAAAACAATAAATAAATATATAGAAAAGCTTTCTTTATATGATAAAATAAATAAATATAAAGATTTTAATAAAACAATTCGTAATTGGTTAAGTAGAGATTGAATTGAGATACTAGATATATCTAAATATACAAAACAAGAATTAGTTAAAATATATATTAGTAGCAAATGAGCTATAGCTGACCAGATAGATAATTATAATCATATGCTATTATGAGAAGTTCAAATATTAGCAGATATGGAATGATTTACATTTTAAAATAAAAACAAAATGGATATATTTACACAAATAAATCAAATACCTATAGAATTAATATTAAATAGAATTTGAATTAAATATAAAAAAGTTATGTGAACTTTATCTTTATATGAAAATCAAAAATTAACTGATTGACGGAAATGTAATATAAACGATTGATTTATAACAGATTTTACTTGAAAAAGAGCTAGTTGAGATAGAATAACTTTTTTAATGAATTATTTTAATTTAGAAAAATGAGAGGTTGTGAAATGGTATAAAGAACAATTTAGTTTAATTGATGATAATTCTTTTATGGAAAATAAAAAACCTGAAATAAATGTAAAAGAAATATTTAAAAATTATTCTGAATTAAATAGATATCAAATAGAATACTTAAAAAATAGATGAATAGATTACGAGAAAGTAAAAGATGTTGTTAAAAATAATAATTGAATAGCTTGTTTAATTTATAATGAAAATTGAAGAGTTATAACGATAAACACAAGAACTATAGAACATAAATCTTTTAAAATATTAGCTTGAACAGAGAGTAAAGGGGTTTATATGTGAAATATAGATACTGAAGATAAAAAAATATATGTTGTTGAGTGAATGTTTGATTTTCTAACACTTAGGCAATATAAAAAGAATGTTATTTGATTAAAAAGTATAAATGATTGATTAGAAGTAGTAAGAAATTTTTATAAAAAATGATATGAAATAGTTTTAATCCCTGATAATGACAAAGTTTGATTAACTTTATTAGAAAAATTAAAAGACATAAGATTCAAGTATTTTGATTTATGAATTTATCAAGTTAAAGATATAAATGATTTTATTATTGAATGATGATATTGAAAAGAAGTATTTGAAATTATAGACTGAGAAAAGAAATTATATAGTAATGATGAAATTTTTAATAAAAATAAACCTTTTACTTGGGGAACACATAAATCAGATAATAAACTTTCACCTATTGAGAAAAACCATTTTATAATATTTTGAGGGAAACAATGACAATGAAAAACAACTTTTACTTTTGATATGGCTCAGAAAAATGCTAATTTATGACATAAGATATTATATTTAAGTCTTGAAATGGACACAGATAAAATAAAAACTAATATAGCAAGAGCTTATGCTTGAATTTCAAAAGATGAATGGAGAAATAAAAATATAACTGAGACAAAGATTAAGGCATATTTAAAAAAGAAAGAAGATATTGAAAAAATAGAAAACTTAAAATTATATTGATTTACTACTGGAAAAAATGCTACTTTAGAAAATATAGAAAAAATAATATTAGAAGAGTCACCTGATTTATGTTTTATAGATAATTTTGATTTAATACAAGTAACTTGAAATTTACAAAGTTTGGAAAAATCCGAAAAAGTATCTAAATTCTTTTTAAACTTTACTAATAATAATTTAATTCCTTGTTTAATTTTACATCATATTAAAAAGTGATGAAATTGAATTGATTGATTAAGAGGTAGTTGAAAAATAAGTGATGATGCAGATTTAATAATATTTGGGTCAAGACATCAAAATGAAACAGATGATTGATTTAGTAAAATGTTTATTCTTAAAGAAGAAAAATCAAGAGACTGGGGAACCTATGAAACACATACAACTTATTTTCATCAATGAAGTTTTTATGATGATATAACTTGATTTGATGATAAAGATTTAAAATTTAATATAAAATAATATGAGAAAATTGCTTATTTGAGACTTAGATAATTATATGAAAACAATTAAAAAGCTAAAATTAGATTGACTTGAGACTTATTATATAAAAGACTTAGACGATTTAATTTTTACTACAGATTGTTTAACTGAAAGTAATATACAATTTAAAATTATAAACATATATGACTAAACAAACATACTTAAATTGACAAAAAGAAAAGATTTTAAACTTTTCAAGAGAACTTTATAAATCTTGAGATATTACAAAAGAGAATCTAGAAGATGTTTATTATTATAATTTTATTAAAAACTAATTATGACAGACAGACAAATAAACGAAAACAAATATAATCTGTTATGGGATTATCTTGATATTAATTATTTTAAGAAAAGTTATGTTATTGTAGAAGCAGAAAAAAGTTTATGAATGAAGAAAAACCATTTAAGAAATTTCTATAATTCACTGTTTACAAATAATAAAAGACAGAATGATAAAGTAAATGAGTTGATAGAAGTATTAAAACTTAAGGTTTAAGAGGTTTTAATTAAGAAAAGGGTAAATGATAAGGGAATAATATCTTAGTTGCTTAAAAGTTAAAATATGACAAAAGAACAAGTAACTCTTTTATGTAAAATGGTTTTTAATTATTGAGAATTATATAAAAAGAGATTAGATTTATTCGTTAAAGATGATATATGACAATGTATAGCATTTAGTAAAAATTGTTGATGACAAGTAGATGAATATAGTTCAGAGTGTAATATAGAACAAGTAGTTAGATGATTACAAGATATCAAGTATAATTATAATGAGTTTTGATATAGTAAAGAAAAAGTACAAGAGTTATTGAATGAACCTTGGCAAGAAGTACAAAATTTAATTGATTTATTATACAATTTTGAGAAATAAATGATTTCAGAATAATAGAGAAATTATAACTTATGAGTGATTAGATGGTGAAGATTTAAATTTTATTAATAATAATAATTAAAAAAACTATTCAAATATTTGCAATTTAAAGAAAAATGATTAAAATAAGATTGCATACAGGTTATGCATAAAAAGAATTTTTTCATATTTATATATTATAAAATATATAGAGGCTGATTAATCATCTAATCCGTTTGCCAATATAAAATGGTTCTCATAGCTATAAAAGACTATAAAAAATAAATGCTCAAGATTTATTTCTTGAGTTGAAGATATAAATCAAGTGTGGAGAGCTTCAATCTCGTTATTCTATACTAATTATTCTAGAAAATGATTAGTTGAAAGTGATTAATAGTAAAATATTAATTAGCAATAACTAAATTTATATTTTCAACTTAGTAAATAATAGTATAGTATGAATCTATTTAATTTAAGAGACTCAATTAAATCACAAGAAGATTTAAAAAGAGTTAGAGAATTGTTAAAAAAGAATAATAGTAAATATTTAATATAAAAAAATGGTTAGAGTTGATAAAAAGAAAAATGTAATTGCAGTACTAAAAGAAGTTATAAATAATCCATTAGCTTCTCAAAGAGATATAGCAAAAGAGACTTGATTATGAGTATGAAGTGTTAACAGAGCCTTACAAGATTTGGAAAAAAACGGAACTTTAGAGACTCCAGAGATGATAGATTTTGTAAAATTAGACTTAGAAGTGCAAGGATTAGCAACAAAAGAGACTATAAGAAGATTAAAAGAAGAAAAACAACAAATAGATAATCCTTCATTAGTTAGATTTAATATGGAAAGTTTTAAAAGAAGTCAAATCTTACAAAATAAGCCAACTGAAATTATTGATTGAAATTATACATTATCAGATGTTGTAAAAGAATTGAATAATAAAAAGATAAATCCATATGAAGCATTGGCACAATTAAATGAATTAGATAAATAAATTTTACAAAAAACAATTAAACTATATAATAATTTATATAGTTTTTTATTATAAATCTTCCCCATATTTATTGAATAAAATAATAAAATATGACTTTAAGAAGTATTTATAATGATGTGCTTATAGATTGAGCTAAATTAGATAATCTACCAACTAATACAAACACAAGTATAGCTTGAAAGGTTAGTCTTACTTGAGATGAAACAATAGCTTGAATAAAGACTTTCTCTAGTGTACCAGTATTACCAGCTTCAGACCCTACAACTTCAAATCAATCAACAAGAAAATCTTATGTTGATACTTTTAAGCCTGACTTTTTCAAATACCAAATAATTCCTGCAGTTGTAAGTAATAATTTAACAGTTACTTTAAAAAATTATAACTGAGATATTCCAACAGCAATAGCCCCAATTAAATATCAAGATTGAAGTTGAACTATCAGAACTATATCAAGTGCTTTGAGTTGAAATATTAATGCTTGAACTAATTGGTTTAATGCTTGAAGTTCTGAATTAGCTACTAAGGAAATAGATTTTTTTAGTTATTTACTTTATGATAGTGTTTCTTCAACTACTGCTTTAATTATATCAAGAATTCCATATGCAACAATAAATTCTGATTTTTCATCTACTAGTACTAATGAGAAATATTCCGCTTGAATATGAACTTATAATAGGACTGCATGAGATAGATGTGTTAATATTTGAAAGTTTAGTGCGATATTAAGTGCCTGAGCTTGATACACTTGGACTATATGAGCTTGAACTACAATTAATCAATATATTAATGAAACAAATTGGTTAAGTTGGTCACCAGTATTAACTGGATGATCAGTATTATCTTGATTTACAACAGCATATTATAAAGTAGTATGAAATACTGTGCAATGTTTTGTTTGTGCAGATAATAAAACACTAACTTGAGCTTGAATTATTAATATTTCTCAGCCTTGGGGGATAGCAAGTTGATTTGGGACAACTCCTACACAATATGTAGCAAACGACTGAACAAATTGGGTTGTCCCACATTCTAATTCTACTCAATTTTTTAAGACTGCTTGAGCTTGAACTTGGGCTTGATGAGAAACTTGAGTTTATATTAGATTTTCTAATAATTATAAAATAGCTTAATATTTAAATTACAATCCTTATGGCACTAATAATAACACAAACAGATAATAAGTGAAATATCTATAATAATGCTTATTTAAAACTAAATCCAGATACAAGAATAATAAATAATATAATATCTTTTACTTGATTGATTTATAAAGATAAAGAGGCAAGAGATAATGAACTTGAAACTATTTGAAATTTACAGTTTTCAATAGAAATTAAAGATAATATTCCTACTTGAGATAAAGAGAGACTAGCTCTTATGTATGAGAAAGTAAAAGAGCAAGAAGAATATAAAAATGCAATTAATAATTAATATATAAAATATGTTAATAGAAAATGAAATACCATCTTGAACTATAAACTGAGTAAATAAAACCTTTACAACTGCTAGTTTAATCTTAGCAATTAGTAGGGTTGTTATTGGTTGAGCTGAATACTTTGGGTGATATACTTTCTCTTGAAATACTATTATTTTAGTTGATGCCCCGCTTCCAACTTCACCAACAATCTTTATAGATTACTGGGATACTCCAACAACTAATGTAACAGGAGCAAGTAAGACTTTGCAAGATGTTTATGATATTGCTTACTGAATTATAGCACAATGACAAGATAGTACAGCATACCCTTTAACTCTTATGAAGTCTTTTATAAATAAAGCTCAAAGAGATATTTGTTACTGAAATGTTCATAATTTATCTACAAATGAAAGATTAGAAAAACAATCATTAACATTTTTAGAATCTAATCAGTTTTATGAAACTCATCAATATAGAACTTTATCAACTACAGCTACAGTATGAGCTACAACTTTAACTTGTACTAATACTTTTTTATCTAGTGGTTATTTATGGATTAATTGAAATATAATACAATACACAAGTAATGATTGAACTACTATTTGATGAATACAATCATTATGAACTTATAGTATTAAGTTTCCTTTTACTTCATGAACTCAAGTATTTCAATTAGATGAATTACCAGCTGATTTATGACAATTAACAAAAGTATTTTTAAATATTAATAATACAAGAGGTAGACAAACTTTAATATGAATAGATGATAGAGATTTAACTAATCCTATTTCTAGTTCATATATATATAATTTCTTTAATGATTGATATAATTGAAATTGACAAGGTAGAGAGTGGTATTATTCTATAATTAGATGATGATTTATATTATTTATAGTTCCTCAAGTAGATTGAAATTCTATAGGATTAGAATATCAAATAAAGCCTACAGAATTAACTAATCCTACAGACCTATTAACTATTAACGATGAGTATTCATTAACTACAACCCCTTATCTTGCAGTTGCTGAGATGATGGCACAGAGAGGCGAACTTGATGAAGCATTAAAATTAAATAACTTTGGTTTTAATAATATAAAAACAATGTATTCTTTTTATAACACTCAAAGGAACGAATTAATTTATAATCAGAGAGTAAGAACAGTTAGTGACACATTTTATAATTTTTAAACATTAGAGAATGGCTCAAAAAAACAGTAAATTTATTCCGCTTTCCGACAAACAAGGTTCTATTTTTACCTGATGAATTACAAATAACAGTCCTTCTTGGACTATATCTTATGCAAAAACTCCTTATGCTAGAAACTTTAGAGTAAATGGTGGTTGAATAAGTATTAGACCTTGATTTTATCAATTCGGTAATGATTTATGAGCTTCTGATTATCCAAAAGGTATAGGGGCTTATTTTCGTGGTAATTCAAGTGATAGAATCATAGTTAGATATAATGTAGATTGAACACATAAATTAGTAAGTATAACACCTGATACTTGAGTACAAATAAGTGTTGATACAACTTGATTAATTACTTCTGATAATAGAATGAATTTTATTGGTGCTAATGATAGTCTTTATTGTATGAATGGTATTGATTTAATTTGAAAGTTAAATTGAACTACTTATACAAATCCTACAGCATCAATTAAACCTAAATTTTGAGTTTGGTTTAATAATGCTATGTGGGTTGCTTGAGACCCATCAACTCCTAATAGAATGTTTAAATCAGCAGAAAATAACCCTGAGAGTTATAGTTGAACTTGAAATGATATATTTGATAGTTGAACTCCTATAACTTGATTATGTGCTAGTTTACAGACTCTATATGTATTTAGTGAAAATTATATAGATATGATAAATTCAAACTCTATTAAACAAATATGAAGTAGTCTTGTTTATACTTCTGTCCCTTTAGAAAGTATGGAAGGGGCTTTGTCTCACAATACTATAGCTAATATGTGAAAAGATGTATATTTTCTTAGTAGAAGTTGAAAAATTAAGAAACTTACACCAAATAACTTAACTTATGATGTAGTAGAGGTATCACATAGAGCTAATAGATGAATAAATCCAACTATGGACTCATTAGATAGCGACCAATCATCTTGATTTTGTTATGTAATACCTGAAAAACAATTAATAAAATGGTTTTTGAAAACTAAAGGAAGTGTATATAATGATATTGTTATTATCTATAATACTGAATATGATGAGTTTATGATAGATGACCATAATGTTTGTTACTGATGAGTTAATTATCATACAAATAATTATACAATATCTCAAATAGAATCTAAAGTTTATAGAGATGAAGAATGAACAACTGATGATGATAGCCCTATACAGTTTAGATATGATACTAAAGTATTAAACTTCTGAGAGCCTACAATATTAAAATGTTTATGGCAAACTAGGACTTACTTAAGTATAAATATAGCTTGAGAAGTTTACCAAAACATTTATGCTGATTGAAGTTTAGTTGATAGTAAATTGATTAATAGTTCTACAATTCCACAAGTAGTTGATTGAATATGAACCGAAGCAATTTGAACCTTTGCAATGTGAACTGAATGATATACCCCTGACACACAATATAACACTGTAATTGTAAGAGATAAATGATATTTGAGAGTCAAGGCTAAATCTTTCTATGTTTCTTATGTAAGTTATAAAATAGGGACACAATGTTTATTGCAATCACTAGAGCCCCAAGTCGAGATGTTAAACTTCCTTACTACGAGCCATTTTTAAATTAAGGACAATATAAGGACAATATAAGGACAATATAAGGACAATTACCTAGAATTACTTAGATATTAAAATAAAATCTTCCCCGATTTACTTTTTATTTTAATTACTATGTCTACAACAAGTTATGCTTCTTGAGTTACATTATATCTTGCAACTAAATTAAATCCTGCAGGAACCCTAACAGTAACAACTAATCCTTGACCTTCTAATTGAAGATTATATCTAGTAAATGATAATCAAGTAGAATGGATTGATTATACTTCTGTTACTGCTTCATGAAGTAATTATATTTTATGATGACTTACAAGAGATTTAAGCCCAACAACTATACCAGCAACAAGTTTAAGTACTTGAAAGACTTGGTTAGCTACTCAAAAATGTCTACTTGTTGCAATGCACGACCAATTATGGGACAGACAACAAGGTTGACCTTTTGCTAGCTTAACAACAGCACAATTAACAGCAAGAACAAATAAATTAGTATGAGAAACTTTCTTTAATACTATTTTATGAAGTCTTGTATATTGGAATGGTTCAAGTTATCAATCTTTTTGAACTTGAACTTTTGTTAATGCTTCTACAACTAATACTTGATGAGTAGAATTGGCGACACAATGAGAGGTTGATGCTTGAACTCCAACTTGAAGTGTTTGACCTTTGATTGTTTGACCTGATACTTACATTGCAAATAGAAATGCTTATATCACTTCTTTAATTCCAAGTCAAGCAGAAGCAGAAGCTTGAGCTAGTAATACAAAACTTTCTACACCCTTAAGAGTTAAGAATTATGTAGATTATGTTATATTAACAAGCTTTTGAGATTGAAGCGACTGAGATGTTACAATAACAACTACAGTAACTCTTACTAGAGATATGTACTATAATAATCTTACAATAACTTCACCTTGAGTATTAAATCCTGATTGATATAGAGTTTATGTTAAAAATACTTTATCTTGAAACTGAACTATAAGAAGAAATTGAAATACTTGATGAGCTTGACAATTAGCTTCTGGTTGAACTTGAGCAAGTGCATTAAATGCTTGAAGTTTAAATGCAGAAGTGTGAGGAGCAAATGGTTGATATATTTGAGTTTGAGCGACTTGAGGTTCCTCTAATCCAAGTTATACGGCTATAAATTGAGCAAATTGATGAGCTTGATGACCTTATTGAGCTTGATGAGGTTGAACTTCAACAAGATGAGCACTTTATAATACTTATAATAAGTTTAGTAATCTTCTTATGAGTTTAAATCCTGCATCATTTACAATAAATACAACTCAATATAAAACTGCTTCTTGAAGTGGTTGAGGATGAGGTTGATATGTAAGTTGATATGGTTGATGAGGTTGAGGTTGAAATTGAGGTTTAATATGGATAGCATCAAGAATAATAAATTTTACTTGAACTATGGAAAGCTTAGGTTGAACTTGATGAGCTGGGTTCCAATGAGCTTATAGTTGATGAAGTGCTTGAGGTGGTGGATGATGACAAGGTTGAGTTATTTATTTGATTGCATCTACTTTTACTTCGATTTGAACTCAAAATTTAACTGGTTGAGCTTGATGAATAGCTTGAAATACTTGAGCTCCTGCTTGAAGTGCTTGATCTACTTGAAATAGTTGAGTTACTATACAAATTACAGTTTAATTATAAAAATATGGCTTCTACAATACCAGTTACTACACCAAATACAAATAATCCAGAGGATATTACTAAAAAGTTTCCTTGAGTTAATGTAAATGAAAAAACTATGTCAAATACAAGTACTAATCCTTTATGAAGTAATGCTTGAATGAGTGACAAGAATTTTTTGACTATTCCAAATTCAACTACAGCTAATACTTGATTTGTAAATAATTGATTACCAAGTGTAAATGAGAAAGTTCAATCTTGAATAAATAATTTACCTAGTGCCACAACTCCAATAACTTGAAATGCTATAAGTAATAATTCAGTTACAAATAAACCAATTACAAGTCCTAATATTACTCCTACAATTAATACTTGAACAACTACAACAGATACTATACTACCTTTAAATGAAAAAACAGACCCTTTATTAAATAAATCCGCTTCAACTATTCCAACACAAACTACTTGATGACAATGAATAGACCAAATAGTAGACCAAATGTTTCCTAAATGAAGTTATACAGATGAAGAAAGACAAGCTATGAGAGAGACTCTATCTAGTAAGAATACAGCTGAAATAACATCAATAATGGCAGATAATGCTAAATGAAACTATCAACAATCACAAGAATTATTAAAAGCCTATAGAACTACTAGAGATTTTTGACTTACACAACAAAGAAATCAAACATTGAGTGACCAAAGATTAGCTGATTTAAATCAAAGTTATGATAATGCTATACAAAGTCAGAAGCAAAAAATGGAGGCTGATGCAAATAATATGGCAGTTGTTATGTGATGAGCTTGAAGACTACAGAGTAGAAATTTAATATCTGGAGTAAATCAGATGTTAGATAATAATAAACAAATATATAGTCAATTAGTAAGTAATAAAGACAGGGATATTGCAAGATTATGAGAGGATTTAAAATATGCTCAAACAGTTGCTAGTAATGAATATAACGATATGATATCTCAAGAAATGCAAGATATGTTAAAATGAATTCAAGCATTAGATAAAACTGGTTCTTTAAATACAGCTCAAGGATTAGTACAAGCAAGAAGTTTTATTGATGCTACTATATCAAATTCTATGTCTCATCAATCAGACTATTATAATAAATTAAATTATATCTCTCAAAGATTTGACCAATATCACAAAGAAGCATTAGCAAATCAGACAGTAGATGAAAATGTTACAAAAATGATGTGAGATTGATTTTTATATAATCCACAATGAGGGCAAATTAAAGATGAAAATTGAAAAGCTTTACAAATTAAAGGTTCTACATCAGGAACATTAATACAAAAAGAACCTATTACTCTTAATGATTGAAGTAAATGACTTATTTTCCAAAATAATGATTGAAGCATAAGAGTAGAGAAAATAGTATGAACAGAAGCAAGTCAAGTAAATCCTGAGGTAATAAATAAATATGCAAATGCATTTGCTAGTTGATTATTACAAATTGATGATTTAGTTAAGTTATGACTTCCTCAAGATACAATTAATCAAATAGTTTGACAAGTTAATGGTAAGATTGCTGACCCTATAACTCCATACCAACAAGCACAATTAGACCAAGATGCACAAAAACTTGAATTAGAAAAGACAAAATGGAATAGTATGAGTGCAAGTGAAAAAGCTAAATATGAGTTAGATGTAAAAGACCATAATGAAAAAGTAAGACAATTTAATGAAACAAATTCATCTTCTACTTCTACAGATAGTAATACTTGAATTGCAAAAGCATTAGATGAAGATATTAAAAGGATTTGATGAGATACAGCTTTAACTTGATGAGCTATTGAAAGTATATGAAATGAATACTGAGTTAATCCAGCTTTCTTATGAGCAGTATTAAGAAATGATAGTAGCTATTGAGCTAAATTATATAGTAAAAATAATTATTGAAATGTTTGAAATAATGATAGTTTAGTTGCTAGTGGTAAAAAATGAGTTGAATTTGCAACACCTGAGGAATGAATAAAGGCAACAGCAAATAATTTAAAGAACAGAATAGATACTTATAAATGAATATATTGAAAATCTCCAACAGTTCAAGAAGTATTAAGTTGAGTAGGTAAAGATTGAAAGAAATTCTTTTGAGTGTATATGACAGACAAATCAGCTTATGATAGAGTTGATAGAATCACAAAAGATTTAATGAAATGATGAGAATGACAAACAAGTTGATGAAATATATCAGAAGACCCAAAAACTAAGGCTATTATAATATGAAATTTAGCATATTGAAAAACTATAACAAAAGGACAATCTGAACAGATAAATGATTTAATAAAGAAATACCCAAATGCTTCATCTAAAGAATTAAGTTTAGCTGTTAAATGATTTGATATTAAAGATAATAAAAATACAGATTTAGCTTTAAATTATATTAATTTTTGAAATCAATTAACTAAAAAACCTGAATGATTTGAACAAACAGTTTCTAATTATATAAATAGTTGAAATATAAACTGATTAAATCAATATGTAACTCACGAAATGGACAAAGAAGTGCAAAAGTCAGAACCCAATCCTATAAGTTCTTGAGACCAAGCAAATCAAACAAAGAGTATAGCAAGGATTATTAATTTAATAGATAAAAATAAATCAAAAATAGGTAAGGTACAATGAAATTTATCTAACTTTGCAAATATGTTTAGTTCTGATAAAGATTATACAGAATTAAAATCATTACTACAATGAGTTCAAGCAACACAAAGAAAATATTTTGCTTGAAGTGCAGTTACTCCAACAGAATTACAAGCATTAGAAAATTTTATATGAGGTACTGAAAAAATGGATGCTGATAATTTAAAAACTCAAATTACAAGTTTAAATAATCAGTTTACACAATGATATTTAAGTCAAAGAGGTAATTTCTGAGTTAATCCTATAAGATATAATCTTTCTACAAAGACCCCAACTATTACAAATACTTGATGAAATAAAAATGCTGATAATTATTTAAAATCATTATGATATTAAGACTAAAATTCATTTTAGTCTTTTTTTTGCAATTAAAGAAATAAAATCTATAATTATATTAATATTATTAATTTATAAAAATATGGTTTATCAAATCCCTTGATACAATACTAAAAAATGATTTTCTTCTAGTGATGCAACATTAAACTATATACCTAAGAAAGAAGAAAAGAAACCTTTTCTTAATCTTTCACAACCTATTAGTCAATCTTGAGTAACAAATATAAAAGAGATTAAGAAACCACCAGTTATTCAAAAACCAGTTGAAAAACCAACAGAAGATTTAAATAATCAATTTAATTGGTGAATACAAACAGCTAATGCAAATGAGAATCAAAATACACCAGAAAAATATTTAACTAAAGATAAAGTAAAAGAAATAATAGATAAAAGACCAGAATGAGTACAACCTATAGACTTATTTAAATCTTTAGAGCAAAAAGGTTATATAATGGAGTGATATAATGATAAAGAACAACCAACAACTACAGAGAATAAGCCAGTAGAAAATGCAAGTATTCAAGATATGCATCCTACTGAATGAGTATTAGAACAAACTGCAAAAGCATTACCAAGAGCTATAAAAGATACTGGAATGTGAATATTAGAATGAGTAAAAAAATGAGTAATTTGATTATGAAATATAGAATGAAGAGTAAAAAATATAACTCAACCATATATTACTAGTTGATTAAATGCTATAACTTGATTAAATACAAAACCCTCAACTATTAAACATATTTGAGAAGATAAAGGTTTATTATGAGATATATCACAAACTACAGCTTGAACATCATCAGCTTTATTTAATACAATTAAAGCTCCTATGAGTGTTTGATTAAATACAGCAAGTCAATTACCTTGAACTCAATATGTAATGCAATGATTATGAAAAGTAATAGAATGAGGTTCAAATATTAGTGCAGATATAACTTGAATAGATAGATGAACTATGCAAGACATTACAACAACTTGAATGAATACTTTATGATTAAAAATGAAGTCTTGAGATACTTTGCAAACTATTAAAAATACACAATGAAAATGAATTATTTGAGGAGCTAAATCAGTTTTATGAGATACCTTACAATCAACTAAGGATATAGCTAAAATGCCTTTAAATGTTACAAAATGAGTAGTTAAATGATGAGCTAGTATAATTTGAAAATGATTAAATAAAGTATGAGTAAAATCTCCATTATCTCAAGAGTATGTACCTGCAAAAACTGAATGATGACAAGCTTTTGAAGTAGATAAAACACCTTGATTAAAATCAAATATAACTGATACATTATTTAAAAAATCAAACGAGATATTAGCTCAGCAATCTATAATGCCAAAGTTAAATAAATCTAAAACATCAAAAGATAAGATAGAAGCTAGCACAACAGCCTTAAACTGAATAAAACAATTATATGAAGATAAAGCTAAATGAAATGTTAAAAGCGATATTTCTACTATGTGATGATGAGTTGAATGATTAAGTGAGTGATTAGATTATCATTGAAAGATTATCTGAAATTTAACAAAAAATGATGCAAAAGTAAATACAACAGATTTAATTAATAATTTAGAAAAATCAGTTGAAAATCCTAAGTTTTGAAGGACAAATGCATCTATTTTAAATATAGTAAAAGACACAGTTTGAGATTTTAAAGATTTATGAAAAGATACATCTATTAAAAATATTCAAGAATGATTATCTTGAGTTAAGAATAGAATATTTAAAAATCAAGAAAATATTAGTGATTTATATAAAACCGATGCTTGAAGAGAATTAAATATATTTTTAAAATGATTAGAAGATAATTTTAATAAAACCATTGAACAAACTTCTTGAAATAGTAAACAATTATTAGAAGCTAAATCTAATTATGCTAAATATAAAAAGATCGAAAAAGATTTTATTGATAGTTATATGGTTGAATTAAGGAATCAATGAAAATGAGTAACTTGAACGGCTTGAAAAATTGCTTGATTATATGAAGTATTAAGTAATCCTAGTGTTTCTTGAATATTAAAAGCAGTTGCATTAAAACAAGCTTGAGAAACTATGCAATATTATAAATCAAGAGGATGAAATTATGAAACATTAATTAGAAATCTTGATAGAGAAGCAGTTAATAGAAATTTAAAACCTAATATTATTAAAAATGATACAAGTAATAGCAATTCTAGTAGCTCTATGGATAATAAACAGTCTATAAAACAACCCCAAACCTTTCTTCAAAAAACAAAAGATAAGATGTGAGATATAGTTGATGAAATTTCGAGTAAGGTTGGTTGAAAGTCTAATTTCCTACCAACTAATAAATATCAGAATATAGCAAATAAAGAATGAAGTATAATAAAACATAAACAACCCTATAAAATGACTCCTGACGATGTTAAAAAACTAAGTGAGTATGTTGACACCAAAATGAAAGAAAATCAAGTCTGAGATATAAGAAAAGTAGTAGAAAGTACTAATAAAGAAATTACTAATAGATTTTTAGATACTCAAAAGAGAATGAAATTAAAAACTATTTGAGAACATATTAGTGATGTAGCTAAGAAATATATTTTACCTTCTACATTTAAAGATGATTTATATAATTTAAGTGAGAAGATAGCTAAGTTCACTTGAACTAAGAGTAATATTATTGAAAATACTAAATCCCCTATTCTAAAACCAAAGATTATAGAGAGTTTGGGAAAGAGTAGAGAGTTAGAACTTTTGATTAATCAAGCTAAGAAGTATAAAACTTTTGATGAGTTTAAAAAATCACAATGAGAAGAATTATATCATTGAACTACACAGAGCTTCAAAGAATTTAAACCCAGTACATCAAAATGATGATTTAATGAAGACCAAATCCCTTGAATTTATGTTACTAACAATAAGAATATTGCTAAAATATTTACAGAAAGAGTTAATCAACAAGCTTGACATATAATTAATACTTATAATTATATGAAAAACCCTCTAGTTATAAAAAGTAATACAGAATTATGAAATATGTTATGATTAGATTTAAATAATCCAAAAAATCTAGTTTTAGCAAAAAATATATTAGAAAGTAAATGATATGATTGAATTATTAAAAAAAATAATATAAGTTTTAAGTGAGATAAATGAGATGAAATAATTATTTTTAATCCTAAGAGTATTAAAACAGAAACTCAACTTAAACAAATCTACGAACAATCAAAAAAGACTAATTTAAATTAGTCTTTTTATTATCTCTCTTTATTAAATATAATATTATCAATCAAGTTATAATATAACTACAAACATATATTAATAAAAAATATTCTGGTGTAAGCATATTATTTATATAAAGGAGTAATCGTAAAATCTTTTAATCATAATTTTTTTGATTGAAACTCTAATTCAGTTTTATTAACATCTAATATTGCTATATTTTGGTTATCACATTCTAATATATAAGCTATAACAATTCATTCCCTATATGCTAACATTATTTCATAACAACAGTCATTACAAGTTGTTTTTTCATTTGAAAAAGAATTACAAGAACTACAATTTCTATACATCTTTTTATAAATTAGGTGATAATATTTCATTAATTATTTCTTCTTTTTCTCTTCTTTTTATTTCTCTATCAATCATAGAAATTAATACATTTGTTTCATAGTAAGATGCATCAAATAACATACATTTTCATAGTTTCTTTTTTAACTTTGTTAACATTCATTTTAAATCTCTTTTAGCTACTTCTGTAATATCTACCATATATTTAAATATTATATATTAAAAAATAATCTTTTATTTTATTATTAAAATCATTAAACATAACTTGATATTCATAAGTTTTATCAGTTAATTCTCATGATTTGTATAATATATTAGCACACTTCTTTCTTTGTTCTAATATTAGATATATATATGTATTTTTAAAATTATCTATATTACTATCTTTTATTTTTTTAATACAATACATTCTTTCATCTATACTAGAATTATTTAAATAAAAACAATTCCCTTCATCACCATTTATACAATGAATACAATTACTTCAACAAGGTTCTTTGTTTTCCATATTATTTTATATTAAATATATAATTTCTTTTAATAATTCTTCTTCTTTTTTGTCTCATAAATAATAATCTCATTTAATAGAATTTAATAAATCTTTTAATTTATCTAAAATAATAAGATTATTTTCTAAGATTTGTTTTCTATTATATAAGTTATGATTAATTAAAGTATTATTATCATAAATAGATAAATCACCTAACTTTTCATTTATACCATTTATTTCACTCTCAATTACATTTTGTCTATTAAAAATATCATATTCAAAAGAAGTTTCCATAATTTTAAAAATCAAAAAAAGTAATAATCTCCGACAATTATTACTTTTAAATAAAGTATATAAATACTTACTGTCAGAGTTGTAAATATTCATAGAGTAATTATAGTAAAATATAAGAAAAAAGCAAATAAAAAGAAGTAATTAATTACTTCTTTTTATTAGAAAAAGTTTCTAATATCTTTTTATCATTATTCAATCTTGATAATTTATCATAAATTCATCTTCAATAAAAATCTTCTTTTTTATCTTCAAAATAGTTTTGTAAATTTAATATTCTAAGAAAACTAATATAATTTTCTTTTGTTTCTATTTTTCAATTAACTATTTCATATTCTTTAATAGTTTGTTCTAAGTATTCTAATAATTCCATAATTCTATAAGTTAGTTAATAAAATTTTCAAATGCTGTTTTAGGTTTGTTAATTATACTATCAAAATCAATTCATAATATTTCTTCTACTTCTGTTAGATTTTTACATCATAGTTTTTGTTTATCTTCATTATTAAAGGCTAAATCTTTATAAGAAGTATTAAAAAGTTTATTTATATCTTCTTCTGAATATCATTTTTTAATTAATTCATTTACCATTTCTTGTAATGGGTTTTTATCTGTAGAAAAAGTAAAAGGTTCTCAAACCATTTCTAGTCAGTTTCATAATTTCATAATTTTATAAGTTAGTTAATAAATCTTTTATTCATTCTTTTGAATGATTATTACTTCTTAAATCTTCCATTTCTTTTTTTATTCCTTTTCTTAATTCATAAGGTAGTATTCTTTTCCCTGTAATAGTACTGATAACATTTTCTAAATGTGTTATCTCTTTAAGATATTCATTTTCTAACATAATTCTATAAGTTAATTGTTAAATCTTTATTATGTAAGTAGCCATTGATTCATATGTAAAAAATAAATCTTTTTCGTTATCACTTTCATCATAATAATTTGTTTTACATAAAACTCAATCTTCTTTAAATTCAAATTCTTCATAAAATCCATACCTTGTTTGTTTTTTTATAAAGTCTATTATAAATTGCTGTTGTGACATAATTCTATAAGTTAAAAGATAAAATAAAAATAAAACCTCTAATATTTACAAACTTAATTTACTACAAAGAAGTTTTTAAAGGTTTTATTTTTATCTATAAATATTTTTCTTTGTAGTAAGAATATTATATTAAAATTTTCTTAAAAAGCAAAATATTACATATATAAAATTTAATTTTACAAATTCAAATAAAAGATTAAAATAAAAATACTTTATTATCTAACTAAAATTTATGATAATTCAAGAGAAAATAAGTACTAATAGTTATTTAAATTTACTTACACAAATATTTAAAATATGATTGAATTATTTCAAGATTTAGTTACATTAAACATATCTCCAAATAAAACCTCAAGCAGTTTTTTGTATTCATTTACAGCAAGCTGAAATATTTGTTTTAAAAATTCATAAATCTCTCATTACATCACTTAAACTATCCCAAGTTTTAATAAGATTACCTAGTAAATTATATTGATTAACTTTCTTACTTTTACGATTATCTTTTCAGAATTTTCATTTATCTGGATGATTGACTTTAAAATTATTTTTATTTGATAGCTTATTTCATAATATTCTATAGCTATGTAATATATTTTCACTAGCAGTACAAAATTCTAAATTTTCTAAATTATTATTATATTTATCTCAGTCAATATGATTAACTTGTTCTTTATTTTTAGGATTATCTAAAAAAGTTAAACACACCAATCTATGTATATAAAAAATTTTAGCTATTCATCTAATATATAAATTAATACGACAGTATCCGTTTATATATTTTGAATATTTCAATATCTTATCTTTTTTAGTTTTAGAATTTCATAAACTCTTAACATTCCCTTTATTACTTACTTGATATAATCCTTCATATCAAGGTATATCTTTCCATATTTCAGGTTTATTATTTAGTCTAATCTGTCTCTGTAGAAGTTTATATTTTTCTCTTATATTATCCATAATTTTAAAAATCAAAAAAAGTAATAATCTCCGACAATTATTACTTTTAAATAAAGTATATAAATACTTACTGTCAGAGTTGTAAATATTCATAGAGTAATTATATATAATAATTTGTATTTTTCAAGTTTATTTTTATAATTATCTTGATTTGAGTTCGGGACAGTTTTACTAAAATATGTGCTGATTATGAAAGACTAAAATGTGATAAAGATGATAAAGAATAATAC